CCCTCAGCTCTTTAAGAGTGCTGAGTTCTATTTAAACATGTCTTCTTAAGGCATGACTAGATTTAAGAAAAAAAAACTACTTAAAATTAAACAATATAGATTTAATTTACAGAGTTACAGTCCAGGAGGTAGCGAGCCTCCCAAAGCGGTAACTCCAAGTCAAACACTTTGGCGTCCAGGGTTGACCAAGAGTCGTACACCACGTACTCTCCTTGGCTTCTCCAAAAACGCTGAAGCTTCTGAACAAAACTTTTATAATATTCCGGTCCACGAGTCCAAGCATTTCTTGTAGCATCAAGACAAACTTGCATACACATATTCTTAAACTCTGGACAAGTCTCGTTGCATGATTCAAAGCCTGAGTCCCATACCCAGTTAACTGTATCCTCAATGCTAGCGCGACTCAACGGTGCCATCAAGATAGTATCCACACCACGATTGCGATAGGGATGCACTTTAAAGCCTCTCTTCAGGAAATCTGCTTCCCATAAAGAGCCGTACGGAACAATCACATCAGATTTGTCGGCATTCGTAAATTTAAGGCCTTTTGATCCGAAAAACTCGTGCATTGGCACGGCGTTAAAATAAGGAGCCACGTTATCAGTGACAGAGTCGATCATATCGTCTCCATAACTGAACATGCAAGAATGCTCTTTAAAACACCGTAAACCAGCGTACGGAGTACCACGCATCACATCTAACCACGCTAAGCGAATATAGCAGGAGTTAGCGAAGCTATTTAACAACACTGTTAAAGAGTTACCGCTAGGTTGCCCGCATACACATTTATAGACGCAGTCAAACATTAGATGAGAAGCGTGTCCGATCTCATAGGCCATCACTTCACGTTGCCTATCATGGGCTTCCGTGTTTGTTGTCGAATAATATTGATACCATTTATTAATTAATTTAAAGAATGCTTGAATAATTTCGAACGGGATAGTATCTCCAAATTTAGAGTAATCCCCGGTAATAATCTTGTTGCCCTTTTCTAACAATCGAGCAGCAAGTTGTGTCCATTCACGGCTATCAGGATTGATACCTACAGCGTGCTCCAGTTCAAGACGATTAGCCATCATAGCAACACAAAAATCAAGAGTGTGTTGTCGTTCTGCGATGGTAAAATCTACTGGAGCCATACTGAAGATCCTAGTTTTCCCAGGCTGAAGTACTTTCTCAAGCGAGATCGTAGTATCCTTCAGACAATCGGTGAAAACTGTGAATGGGACGACACCAGAGTGACGCAATTGTTTCTTCTCTTTTATAACCGAGCGCAATGTATCCGTTACACCAACGCATCGATCATCTTCAAAATTGAAGAGCCAACGTTTGTCATGGATTCCTTTGGGGCGCTGCGCCACAAAAGGAAATCCCTCTGATGTTCGCCACTCCAAGGCATCGTACCCTGGAAGTCCATCAATACCGGCACTTACTTGTAATTTGGAAAGTTTTCCCACATTTTGTCGTTTCGGTGTGCACTTAGCTAGATAGAGGTTCTCTAAATCCTCGAATACTTGAGAAAGATCATCCTGATCAAATCCCATCAAGCTGTATCCGTGGAAAGAACATCCCTCAATCATAGGACTAAATCGCACACTTAGACGGTTATCGCGAGGAGAAAGAACTGCCA